ATGAAAAATTTAATTATCAAGGAAGTGGAATTTCAAAGCAACAAATTAACAGCTATCAGTGAAAATGGAAAGATCTATGTAAGCGTTTCATCTGTATGCGATAATTTAGGTATGAGTAAAAATTTAAAAGATGCACAAGTTAAAAAAATACAAAACGAAGAACTTTTAAAGGGAGCGTCAAAATTAACGCACCTTAAAACTAATGGAGGAATCCAAGAAACTTTAGTAATTGAATTAGATTATTTACCAGCATGGTTATTCAAGATTAACCCTGCTAGATTTGATGAAAAGTTAAAAGAAAAATTAATGATTTATCAACTGAAAGCTAAAGATATACTAGCAGATGCTTTCTTTGGCAAGAGAGAAAAAGAAATTCCTTTACTACCAGAAGATAAAGATTGGGCTTTAAAAAGAATTAATGATAGGTTAAACCAAGCTAAAGAACTTGAAGAAGAGATATATCCTGTAATAAAATTTTTAGAAAAGATTTATGAAGAAATAGAAGGTATAGCCAAGATAAAAAGAGAGGCTACTTTTAGAGAATTTAAAAATTTTAAGACACCTGAAAAGTATGATGCATCAAAAGAAAAATTACCTATATTGCAAAAATAAAATTTTATAGTATAATGTTATTAGGAATCTACCCCAGTAGGTTTTATCAAAACAAAAGGAGTCTCCTTTCCAGAGGCTCCCTTTTTAATTTATTTAATGTATATTTGTCTTTATTAGAGCTAGGAGAGTTAAAAAATTCTAGCCCTCCTCAGCCTTCTTTACCCCAACACTCTACCCGAGCACATACAATATACTCCATAAACTTCAATTTCCTTTTTTTAATCAAAAGAAAAAAAGAGCTAATAAGATTAAAAGCTCTTTTTCTTCTTTTTTCTATCATCTTTAATAAACATTCTGGGGAAAGTTTTATTACTATAATTATACTCTATTTTTTATCTGTTGTCAATTTTTAGTTGCTTTTATTTAGTTTTTATATCTTGTTTATCTCTACATTGTTCTAACATATTTTTTAATTGCTTTGGTACTGGTAAACCTGCATTTATTACATTTTCCAAAATACTTAGCCCTTCATTAGCAAAATAAAAACATATAACTAAGTATCTACAATTGTATTTAAAGCCTTTTGTTTCTAGTATTTCATCCGCCAATGCTGCAAGAGCAACAACACAAAACATTGCAGCTTTTCTTGGAATTCCTTTAAATCCTACCTTACTGTTAGTAGAACCACTTTTTGTAGATTTAAATATACCTGTTATAAAATCTATAACCATCGCTCCAAAGAGACAATAAATAAATTTGTCCTTTCCACCTACTGCATAAAAAAACCAAGAAACCAGCATCCCTACCACTATAACTCCTTTATCTACAAGTATTTTGATTACTTCTACAAACATATTCCATATTTCTTTACATTCCAATTTCAACTCTCCTTTATAACTTAATCCCTGCTTTTACTCCACCAACTAAATTAGAGTTTCCTTTAAAATCTGTTCTTCCTTCAAGATAGCCTTCTATATATCCTTTGCTTTTTATATCTTGCTGCATTTCTCCTGCTACTTTTAATATATCCTTTGTAGCTCCTGTGGTTGCTGTTTTAAGGATTTCATTTACTATTATGAGTTGTTTATCCTTTGAGCTTTTAAAAGTCTTTTGAAACGTTTTTAGAGCTTCTTCTATTAAAGAAATTATAAATTTTTCCGATATAAGCCAGGATAGATAAAAGGGTATTTTCTTTTTAAATTCCTTTATAGCATATTCAAGTTTTTGTTTTCCTTGACCAGATGCAAATCCTTCCTCTGCTCTTGTCACTACATAACAAGCTATTACCCACAAACTTTCTTTTTTATATCTATACAAGTAATAGATTCCAGCTATAGATAAAATAATTGTTATTATTAAAAGTATTGTTTCTCTATTCATTTAGCACTCTCCTTATTTTTCTATTTGAAAATGTGGACCATCAACTAAAGTTTTCCAATCTCCACCCCAAGTTATTTTTAACCCTTTTTCTGCTGCTGTTTCTTTTACTATATCAGCTATCTCTTTATAATATTTTAAATCCCATGTTACTTCTCCATCTTTATATACAACTATATCTACTGCTTTACCTTTAAGATGGTAACTATTCATAGTCTGTGATTTTCCTGTTCTTACATATTCTTTTTGTTTTTCTATTGTTCTTAGTCCTTCAGCTATACCAAAATCATAAGGACTTTTTTGTAAAACTTCTGTCATTAGGTCCACTAATTTCATATCAACACCTTTTAAATTGTTTAAACTTCTATTGCTAAATTTATACACCGTTACCCCCCTTAAAAATTATTTTTATAGCTGAATAATTTCCATTATAACATACTTAAAACGTAGTATAGATACTAATCTTCAACCTCTATAATATCTCTGTAATCTTCTGTAAAGGCTAACATTCCTTTTTCCCATATTATAAATTCAATTCCTTTTTTACTTGTTCTCATTTTTAACCTCCTACTGAAACTACTGCAATATTATTTATTTCTACTTCTAATATTTGCATTTTATTTACTATAAGTTCTATTTCTTCTAATGTACTAAATTTAGAATTTTCCAATAATTTTTTATCTTCTTCTAGTTTAGAATACTCTAAAATCTTATTTTTCCTAATTTCTATAAATTCTTCTTTAGTAGTTCCTTCCTCCCAAATGTGAAGTTCTTTATTCCAAGTAGGTCTGTAATAACCCAGTTCTTTAATATACTTTATTTCCTTAATCTCTCCATTCTCCAGATATTCTCCATCTACAAGCAAATCTATTTCTTCTAGTAACAATATTTTTTCTTCCCTTGTCATTTCTCTTAACTCATTACCATCCCAAGTAGGATTTTGGACTTCATTATCCCTCTCTATAACCACACAATCTCCTTCTTTTAATTCTGGGTGATCTAAAAATAAATTTCCACCCATTACAGCGTTTATCTCTTCTTGCGTTAAGTTTACTGAAAATAATTCTTCTGCTATTCTTTTTTTATTATAAATTCTAAACATAATTTACCTCCATTTATATAAATTAATTTTTGCTCATCTGATTATTTTTTTATCTTTATATCTTTAAAATATTTACTCTAATTTCCAAATCTATGTAGAATTTCGGAAGTTGCGAAAAATAAGAAGCTAATAAAATCAACTCTTTTCAGTAGGGGGATATAAATAGGGGGTAGACAAAATTCCCTTTTCCCTCTTTAAAGATAAAAGTATGAACACCTTGAAAATACTAGCTTTTTAATTTCTAAGAAAATCAAATTTTCTGTTAGATTTGATTAACAAGAAGATTGTAACATACTCGCTTTATTAGAGAATTTATGCGAAATTTTGACAATTGATGGTTGGATAATTCTAAAAAATTCTAATGGATTACTTGAACTTTTCAAAAAGGCAAATGTAAAAACAAATGTAGATAGTGTTCGTTTTGAACTTCCAATTTCTTTTATAGATGAAAAAACAGCAGTTGGAAATATTGTATGTATTCATACTGCTACATCAGGTTTTAGGGCATATGATTTATCTATTTATAAAACCCAAGTTATTGTTAGGATTTATTCCAGCAACTCTTCCTTTGACTCTGTTTGTCATATTTGGCTAAAAGGATTTTGGAAGTAATTTATTTAGAGAATTTAAGTAAAACTCTGTTACTTTTCGAAGGTTCTATATATGCTACAGGAACATATAACTTCTTAGAAGTAATTAATATGAATTACATATTTTTAAATATCGTTACTGCTGGCGTAGGAACATTTAGACTTAGATTATCAGATTATACTTTTCCATTTGGGACTATTATTCTTGGGTATAATGCTGATAAAGAGTATATTGTACTTACAATTAATAAATCAAATGTTTCAATTCAAGATATAGCAAAAGATGGTATATTTCAAGCTGAGATTAAAAAATATATTTATCGAATATTTAACCATAAAACATCATAAAACATCAAGATAAATGACTATGAAAAAGCTAATATCCCAAGCATAATTTCTTTTTGATAATCAAGTGCTGAATTAAATTTTATATTAATAACATCATTGATTTTACATACTATATTTGTTGCAATTTGAGCTCTTGAATCACTAGGGGTTGATGAACTCATCCCTATGATAGTTTCATTCTTTTTTATCGTAACATTACCTTTAGTTACTCTTGCCCCTGCATTAATTAATATAGTGCAATTTATTTTTAATTTAACAGTTAAATCGAACTTAGAAGTCTTTGTGAACTCAAAACAACTAGTATCATAATCTATTATTTTTTCATTATAATAATAGAAATTTCTAAACAAATTCTCTAATTTGTTTCGATTTTGAAAAACTGATAATTCTTCAAAGTTTGCGTTAGGAGCGGTCAAAGATGAACCACTATAATTTTCTACACATACATAAAACTTATTTGTTGCTGGTAATAAATAGATTCCATTTTTAGAGGCGACTGTCAGTGGAAATATACCATTATAGCCACCCAGAACTCCTTTGTCTTGTTTATCCAATATAACTCCCTGATTAGCTGATAAAGGTTTCGTTATACTAGTATTTATCAGGTTATCTACAGTATTCAATTGTATATCATTGTCATTTACTGTAATTCCATCATTCTTAGAAACAACAGATACTTTTCCAGTACTATCTGCTGTCATTCCTTTTCCTACTATCATTCTTCCTAATTGTGTGGTAGATGCTATCTTAGATATTTCAGTATTTAAGTCACTGGCATTTCCTGGATATGTTCCTTTGTCCAGCTTGTTGTTATTTAAATTGGTTAATGTTTCATCGTTAGATTTAGCATTTTCATCTAATTTATCATAATTTTCAGAAATATGTTTCGCTACATCAACAAAATCATTCGGTTCTGGTTTTAGCAATTTCAAAAAATTTGTTAATATCCCCATTAGTTCCCTCCTTTATTTTATCTCTGCCTTTTGGTAAATTTCATCCCAAGTAAATGGTTCTAATTCTTTCCATTTGTAAGGTGATAATTCTCCCCAAGTTCTATACCTTATTCTTATTTCATAAGTCAAATGAGCTGGTTTATTTAAGTCTACCATTTCTTTAAAATTATCCATATTCGGTGGAATTCCTATTACAGATGTGAAAGATATTATAAAATGATATTCATTGAAGTTTTCTATAACTTCTATTTCTCCATTTGTAAATATTTTCGCTTGTTCTTTTAGAAAGCTTGGTGTAAATATTCCTTTAGCTTGAATGGTATAAATTACTCTTTCTATTCTATCTTGAAGTGAGTAATTATCCACAGGTTTTAATTCCATAAACTTTTCCCATCTGCTGATTGTTTCTTCGGTTGAATCAATTATGAAAGTGTATGTGTTGTATTGACTTATATCCTTTCTTCCTATGTCAACTTGCATCTCAATTGAGTTAAACAAATCTTCCATTAAAGAGTTTCTAGCTATGTTGCTTATGTATTTAATCATATAGCATTCACCTTACCCCTTGCATGATTTCTACATTGTTTAGTACAACAATTTTATCTCTTGGAACTTCTATATTTCCAGTAGTTTCTCCATTTACACTTAAAGAAGTATAGTCAAGTACTCCATCAACAGATAATATTATAGCTCCAACCTTACCTATACTGACTATTGTAGTTTTTGAATTGGAAGTATACTGAATAGTATTGTTTATTATTCCTTTTTGTATATCTGCTGTTATATCTTCCTTTATTTCCTCTATATCATAACCAGCTGCTATTTTAATTGTGGCTATTATATCAAGATCATATTTTATATAACTTACTACTGTTACATCTGCCCCAATTGGTCTACCATTTGGTTGCTCTATTCTATTCTTTACTGCTTCTATAAGCTCTGGACTTGCTATATTATAGTCATAGCCGCTTATAATTACTTTTACAGTTCCACCACCATTCCATACAGGAATAACATCAACTTTTCCTACTCCCTCAACTTCTTTAGCCCATTGTTTATAATCATTTTCATTTCCACTATGAGCTGGTCTCATTATTTTTTCTTTTGCTCTAGCTATTAAAGATTCATTGCTTTCAATATCGAATCCACCTGTTATAGCTTCTTCATTTGTAACTGTGTATATATTAGTGTCTGCTATTTCAAAGGCTACTATATCCCCTATTCCGCAGTTCCCGGTAATACCACCTACTAAAGCCTGGACTCTAGCTTTGGCTTTACCATCGCTTCCTATTAGTGCTACAGCTAAAGTTTCATATTTTACCCCTATTCTGCTTAATACTACTGTTCCTTCCGGAATTGTAGTTCCTGTTTTTCCTGTTATAGTTATTTCTCCAGAAGCTTTAACTTCACTTCTTCTTTCCACTCCAAATATTAAGGCGTGTTTATCTACATATTCATTTTCTGTAGCTGTATCTATAAATGTTTGCTTGCTCCACCATTCTAAATAATCATATAAGTCTTTTATTTCCAATGACGTCGCTGCTGCTATATCATAATCATATGTTCCCTCTATTTTAGATAAGGGATTTTGCATATTTCCTAGTATATTATTTCTTATTCCAATTAAAGTTTTAAAGTCCAATTGCATCTACCCCCATATTTTCAATAGTTCCATATACTGTATCTACAGAAAAATAAATATATGGATGTTGCATTCCTTCAGGAGTTTCAATCGTAAAGCTATGTAACCTTGTTATATATGGATTTACTCCTAAACATTCTCTTATTTCATTTTCTAAGATAGCGTCCTTAATAGTTTTATCATATATAGTTCCTAGCTGTTCTTTTAGCTCATTTCCGTAGTTGTTACTATAAGCCTTGTATTTGTATCTCTCTGTTTTCAAAGCTCTCCATATCCAAACCTTGAGAGCCTCTGACCCTTCCAATGTAACTATCTCATTATTTTCAATAATAGGTTCTCCTGTTTCAAAATCAATAGCCATTTCTTTAAATAAAGGCAATTCACTTTCTTGTGTTTCTGTTTCATTTAAAAATATTTCAAATCCTGCCACATTATACCCCCTCTATTGCTCCTGATGGCATTTTAGTAATTTTGCTAACCACTACCCAATAAACACCTACTATATTGACTAAAACCTCATCACCAGCCTTTAGCGTGTCCTCAAACCATATATCACCATGTGTTTTATATGTTCCACTTCCTTTTAAGCTTCCCGCTGTTCCCTCTACTCCTTTTATGCTCGGTATAGCATGTGTGTGTTGACCTTCACCAGCAGGTGATGTACTTGTAGTGTTATTAACTTCCATCTTACTTAAACTTAATTCTATATCGTCTACTGTTCCATCTATTGTATATTCTCTATGGTAACGAGGTAATAAATAGTTACTGCAATATATTTGTTTTGAAGGAATAACCTGTTCAGAAAATCTTAATGTTAATTCTGGAGGTGCTGTCTCTACTTTTGCTATAAGTTGGGTTGGAACTATATTTTTTCTTATCATGTTTTGAATTATAGTTAAAAATTGTTCAGCTGTGTCTTTGTTAGTCATCACATCACTCCCAGTCAAATCCATAATCATGTTTAGTACTTATTTCTACATCTACTACATTTTCTTTGGTTTTTCTTCTGTTCTTTTCAAAATCTATTTTATCCATTGTATTCTCAAATATAAGATTTAGGTTTGTATAATAATCTCCATTCTCAAAAATATGAGAATCAGATTCAATTAAAAAATTTCCTATAAAACCACTATTAATTTCTTCAATTGCAACTCTATATCCTGATTGTAGATTTGGATTCCCGCCAACTCTTATGATTCCACTTCTTTTTACTCCTTTTAGCATATCTTTAGCATTAAATATATTATTCATGTCTTTAGTATATTCAATAGTATCTTGAAATAGTCCATAATCCCTTTTATCTTGTTCATTTGCTACTTTATCAATTATTTGTGCTTTTTCATTTTCTGTTTTATAAACTACTATTTGGTTTATCATGTCCTCTAAACTTTCAGTATATTCAGCTTCCCTTATACCTATTTTTGTATTTAAGTTAACTCCTTCAAGCAATACACCTTGCTCAACAATTTCAATATTTTCTCCATTACAAACTAAAGAATAGATAATTTTATCTTTATTGTGCTGTATGGTATAAGCAGCTAAAATTATTTCGTAACCTGATCTCCCTATAGCTGGAAAAGTACATTTGACTTTATCGGATGGGAGTTCTCCAACGCTTAGGCTCAATTCTCCACATATTTCTTTTACTATTTCAGAAGGAACTCTGTTAAAATAATTCTTTACAAATTTATTTTTATTTAAATATATTGAAGCATCATAAGCTTTAAATGTATTTGTAGTTTTGTTCGCATTAGATGTTAATTCAAATATTTTCCCTAAAAACAATGTTTTGGTATTGTTTAATTTAAATTCAACTTTATCACCTAATTTAAGTTTTATTTTATTGTATTCATATTGTACTTGTAAAACCCTTGAGCTCCCATTTATTCCGCCACTCCATTCAACCTTTTGAAAGCATTTTGCATATTCTACCCCATTGATATAAATTATAATCATGTCACCAACTCCGTTTAAATAGCCCAGTTATACTATCAGTAATCTTGTCTTGTGCTCTTTTTTCTATAAGTTCAATTTGTATGTCCATATCTCCTGTTCTTTCATTTACCCCTGCTATAATGCTTGAAATTTGACATCTATAAAGTATTAACATTTCTGGAACTGTGAATGTCAATTCTTTCTTTTCCTTCTTCCATTTTTTTAAAACTTCCAAAGCTGCTGTTGGTGGCAAAGGATTTTTTAATGAGAAAAAATGTGATGTTATTGATGGCAGAAAAGTGCTAAAAGTTATTCTTGCTGGTCTTTCATCTCCTAATTTGATTATTTCTCCAAAATCAATAAGTTCAACACTTTTTTCTATTTGATTTATTTGAATGCTTAAATTTAATGGAGGAACTACAAATACAAAAGGAACTCTGCCATTTAATAATATAAATGTTGGTTTCATATATTCCTCCTTATTCTTGCAAGTTATAAACTTCTACTAATTTGAGTGTTAGCTCTGTCCCGACTTCATTTTTCACTTGATTTACAATACTTTCAACATCAGCTTTTGTATTTATTGTCATGCCACTTAAATTTATATCTATGCTTGGTTTAGTAGTGCTTGAATTGAAAATATTCTTTTCCATATATTGATTTATAGGTTTAGAAGACAACCCTGCATTTTCCAAATAAACTTGACTAGGTTTTGAATCTAAAACAACATTTTTTATTCCACCATATTCTCTATTATATGTGTCTGTAGCCATAGAATGTCCTATTGTTGTATTTCCATAAGGATTATATCTTGTATATAATTCATTTATACTTCCAGCACCCTTACCACGATTACGTATATTGTTAACAAGATCAATGCCAGGTATTCCCATAAGTGGATTTATACTATATTTTTTTATCCAACTACCAACTTTTGATATTTTATCAAAATTTTCAACTACTGGTTTTAAGACTTCTCCGACTGTCCTTATTGCTTCACCAATTTCAACCACTGCGTCTTTTACTTCTACTAAATTATCTTTTGTATTTTTAAGCCACAACTGTACTGTTCCATCTTCCCCCCATTTTTTAACAGTTTGCAAAGAACTTGTTATTACCCCTTCAAATTTAGGAGCTATTTCATCAAGTTGATTTCCCCATTCTTTAAATACTCCTTGTTCTCTGGCCTCATCTAGCCAACCTCTTAATCTTTGAGTTTGATTTAAGACAAGTCCATAAAAACTATTTACTCTTACTTTACCTTTTTCATCCATACCTAAAGCAGTTACAATTCCACTTTTAGCAACTCCACCTATTGTAGACCACATACCATAAAAAGTATCTGCTTGTTTTTTCATACTATCCTTTGTTCTAGATTCCATCAAACCTAAAAGAGATTTTATGAATTTATTATAATCTGTTATTTGAGCTTTTTTATTTATAAAGTTTGTTAATTTTAATTCTTTTTCTCCATACTCTTTTATCATCTCTTTAGTTATTCCAAACTCTTTCAACCTTTCCAATCCATCAGTTAATGAATCAGCGAAAGCTTCTACTGCTTGGTCTAAAGGTTTACCCATTCCAGAAGCTAAATCACCTAACTGTGTCATAACTTTTTTGGGATCTATTCCATAGGCTGATAATTTTACTGTTGCTTCCATAACCTCTTGATTAGTATACGGAGTTGTATCAGCGAATTTATTAACCCATCTCATGTATTCATCAGCTCTTTCTGGTTTTTTTAGTGCTGTTTCAAGTGCCATTCTGTATTTTTCCATATCAGCGGCTCCTTTGATCGCATATCCAGATAAAGCGGTTATACCAACACCTGCACCAATTACACCTCTTTTTAAATTCCTATATAAAAAACTTCCTCCATACTCGCTGATGGTTCTTCCAAAATTTCTGTATTTATTTCTGGCTTCATCAACAGCACTTCCAAATTTTTTTAAATCATTTACTGCTACATTAAATTCTCTTCTTGCTTGTTTCATAGGACTTTTAACAGTATCTACTGCCCTTTCAAATTTTTTAGTTGCTCTTTCTGCTTTTTCTATCTGCGAAGAAAATTTATCTTTTAATTCTAAAGCTGCACTTAATATATAGTTGCTCATTTTTCCCTCCTTTCGTTACTTTCAACATAAAAAAATCCCCAGATAATTGAATATCTGAGGATTGAAATAAATATTATTTTTTAAAATATAGGAATATTTTTATTTTCTATAAACTTATTAATTCTTTCTCTATCTTCTGGATGCATCATTATATTCCAATGCTTTATTACTTCAGTAGCCAATTCTATATTTTCTTCTTTATCTTGTAGCCTTACATCCTTATTTTTCATACTTGCAGTCCAATATTCTTTACCATCTGGTTTTATAGTTTCTACAAAATACCAACTTGCATTTGGGTATTTTTCTTGCAATCTCTTAAATGTATGACATATTCTAATAAAAATTAATCCTAAAGTACCATCATCGGTTACGGATTGTTCTAATTTAATTTTAGCTGTATAATCATTTTCATCACTTTTTATTACTTCTATAATATAGTCTAATTTTTTATCACTTGTTTCAATTGTTTCTGATTTTGAAAAACTAAAACTAAAAACCAGTAAACTAAATAATAATATTAATAACCTTTTCATACTCTCCCAACTCCTGATCACGAGATAAAATAATATTTTTTAAAAATCTAATCCTTTCATAGCTTTATCATATTCTAATTCAAATATAATTTGTGCTAGGGTGAATCTTTCGCCACGTTTAGTCACGATATATGTTTCAATTGGTAAGTACTCAATATAATCTCCATTTTTCCTAACTCTGAAATAAACTTTATTTCCATTGTATTCAGCGTAAAATACTTTTCCACCCTCAATTTTTCCTTCTGTCTCCCACTTCAAATACTCGACTGGAATATTTGTGCCTTCTTCTGCACTTATCAATTTAGCTGCTAGTTCTTCTGTTGTATTAACTTCAAATGTCTGAACAGGAGTAGGGATACTTTTCAAGACATCTATATGATAAGACTCTTGGAATATATTAAAGCCTTTCCAAGCTAAAAAAACAAAAAAGATTAAAAGCCCAATTTTTTTCTTCATTATCTAACTCCTTTTATGTAATTTATATACTATAATTTTACCCCACATCACATAAAAGTCAAGGCATTTTATTAATTAAAATCCCCCAGTAGAAATACTAGGGGATTGTTTTTATTCTTTAGTTGTTAGTTTCTTTTGCTCTAATGGTTTTTTTATCTTTTCTGAATTTTCAATCTTTTCAGTCAATGTTCCTTCTATTTCAACTAATACAGGTAAAGGCTCTTTTGATGCGTCATATTTTTCTGGTGTCTTGAAATCGTGAAAAAATGTTGCTGCTGATTTTGTTTTGCATTCAGAATCTAACATTATCTTGGTATACTCTTCTTTCAACAAGTCAAATAAGTAAGCTATCTGGTTTTCTATATATTCTGCTTTATCTATTCTATCTCTCATTCTCTTAATCATCCAGTCGAACTTACCATCAATTGTTATTTCTTTCAACTTAGTATGAGCTTCTTTGATAAAACTTTCCATTTCATTAAACCTATTGATATAAGCCATTTTGAAGTCTGTAAAACCTTGAACATGGAACATATACAGGGTAAACCCATCTTTTGTGAGTTTGTATTCTCTATTCATTTTACCATTAGAAGCCTTATAACTTTCTTTGATGAATAGGGCGGAAATATCCGCTCTACTATTATTTAAGATATTATCTAGTGATTCTAAAACATCTTTATGATTTCTTTTTAATCCTTCAGCTATAGTCCTACTGCTAACAAAATACCCAATTCTTTCATCAAACTCCAAATTTAATACTTCATCCATAAATATCATCTCCAATTATTGATATTCCAATCAAAAAATGATATAATAGATTTATCAATCTTTGATTGGTGCTGTAGAGTGTTAAGAATCCTTGGTCGGTGGATTAACACTCTATTTTTTATTGTCTAGATCAACCTTTAGCAGTTTTATACCTTCCATAATTGTATCTGTTCTAGTTTTATTAAGTTTATCAGCACACTCTTGAATTAAATCTAACTCCTCTTGCCTCAACCTAATATTTAGCTTTTTATCTCTGGCATTATCTGCTTTTGGTCTACCAGTTCTTGGACTCATTCCATCACCTCACTTTTTGTCCTTACACTAATAATAAATTAGTCCGCCCAAAAAGTCAAGTCTTTTTTTATTTAATAGTAACATATTATACTTTTTGACTTTTTGTAGATTTATGCTATAATTAAGTTAGAAGTCCCTTAGGGGCACTTTAGATAGTTAATAAAACGTGATGAGTTTGGCTCTCTCTTTGAGGGAGCCTTTCTCATACTTATAAGTTAGTCACGTTTCTTGTAAGTAGTAGATTAACTATCTAAAGGAGGTTTACTATGATTAAATTTGAATTTAATTTTAGTAATAATATGATCGAGGGAGGTACCTTAGTTGCAATTCTCTTGATTATAGTTGTTGCTTTAATTGTAATCATTTTAGTCCTCTAGTCTACCTCAGCCCTTCGGGGCTTCTTTTATTTTTAGGAGAAAAGAATTGAAATTTGATTTTATGCTTTTAAAAAGTTATAATATATTCAAATTAAATAAAGGAGTGATATTATGAAATTAAATCCAGATTGTATAAGAGATATTCTATTAAAGCTCGAAGAAACTACTGATGGTAGGGGAGAATATATGTTTGATGAAAGCGATTTAGAATCTTTAAATTTGAAATATACACCTACAGAGCTTTTATATCATTTAAAACAGTGTCTTGATAGTGGATTCATTCAGGGCAGAAATAGAGGTTCTTGCATTTCGGTGCGTGACCTCACTCCAGCAGGTCATGCTTTTTTAGCAGATATTCGCAATGATAACAACTGGAATAAAACAAAAGAAATAGCCACTAAAGTAGGAGCATTTTCTTTAAATGCTCTAAAAGACATTGCTGTAGGAGTTGTTTCTGCTGGAATTACTGCCTCTCTCAAATAATCAAAATACAATGAGGAGATGAATGCTGTGAATAAATTTTATATCAACACTGTAACTCATGAAATACATAAGGTATCTTGTACTTATATAGATCTTTCTAACTATCCTAATGTCATATACTTAGGGGCTTATAATTCAGCTATCGCCGCTAAAAAAGATGCTATTAGACAAGGATATAAAAATGCTGATGGTTGTGAGAAATGTTCTCCAGAAACTCACACTAAATAATATTCATTAGTAAGAGGGAAAACATCCCTCTTTTTTAATACATTCTAAATGTCAATTCTTTCTCTAAATCCAGCCACACATTTGCTGCTCCTGCTTCATTTGCACACTTTTGTATATATTTGTTATCGTTTTTATCTAAGAGTATAACCTCATCTCCTTCATACCATATTCTTTTTATTTCATCTTTTGCAATTATTTGTTCTGAAAATCTGATAAAATTTTTCATTTCTATCCCTCCTATTAAGTATGTTAAAATAATAAAGTTGCCTTTATTTCCAATCCTCAGATATTCAATTGCCAAGGTTCATTTTTTACTACATTATCATGCCATACATTACTAGAAGGTCTTTAGTTTTAAGTTCTCTAAGCTCTTTCAATGTATGGCCTTTGTTAAGGTAGTGAGCGATTGTGAAAGCTCTCCAATCACTCTTTATGAGTTTTTTATATCATTCTCAACTATTTCTATTGCATCTTTTCCATAAAAGCCAGATTTATCAAGTATAGCCTTTGCTATTTCTCTTACTTCCCCAACTGTGAATATTTTCCCTACTATTTCAGCTGGTTCAAATGCTATTCCATTTAATTTCCCATCTTTTAAGTTAGGGCTTATACAGCTGTCATAAATTAAAAGCTCATCACTTTGCTGCTCTGTTATCACTGTCATAAGCTCTTTGAAGTTTAATGGTCTTAGTTCAATCAACTTATCCAGCCTTTTAACTTTCACTTTTATAGTTTCTTCTTTTTTTGGCTTTGTTGCTAATCCCAAAATATCTTCTATTGTTAAAAGTTCATTATTCATTATTTAATTTCCCCCTCATATTCAACATCTTCAGGAGTAAATCCAAATGGCATTTCTTCTGATATAGCCTCTCCTTTAGTTGCATTTATTATATTTAAAGTATTAAACCATACATTATCTATAGATACTCTTTCTTCTTGTCCTCCTACTGCATCAGGGTCAAGTATAGAGAATACTATTTTGCTTCTTGTATCATTTCCTTTTTTCCAATTTTTTAAAATTTTATTTGCTCTTGAATAAACTTTATTAAGGGTTAATGTTCCTTCTCCAGTAAAGCTTGTTATTTTACTATCTACAGACATACCAATTTGTACATCCGATCTATTAGCTGTAATAGAAGCTGTTACAGCTGAAAATTCTGCTATGAGTTCATTATCAACCCATAACTTACCATGTCCACCTGTAAGCGTTTTATTTCCTCTTAAATTCTCTCCTGCCATTTATTCCCTCCTACATTGTTATTACAAGGTGTAAATCAACCATTGTATTAGCAAATCTTACATCACCTGCTAAAAATACTTGGTGTCCACTTGGATAACTTAATATTTCTAAATCTGTTAATTCATCAGGATCACGGCCATCTGCTACTACAACTTTTCTTTGTTCATCATAATCTATCTCTATTCTGTTGTCATAATCAGCACTTAATACATTTGGTTGAAGGTCTTTGAAATATATTTTATTTACATTAGAGCAAAAATTCATTTTGTTATCATAGTTATTTATATATTTTCCCATCCAGTAATTTTTAAATGTATCTCTTATGTCATCTACAACAATACACATTCCCTCAACCACTTTAATAAATCTAGTATCAGATTTCCAAGCGCTATCAAAAGTTGTCTTGCTGTTTACAGCCATGTTTATTCTTACTTTTCCATCATCATTGTAGAGGCTTAACACTCCTAATGCTGGTTCTATGTCATCAACCTCTATTAAATCACTCATAACAAGGTTATCAGCTGATATATTCAATGGAAGTCCTGCTAACATTCCCCCTATTGCTGCTGTATATTCTTGACCTGTAAATTCTCCTAGCTTAGATTTATAAGTTTTATTTCCAAGCTGAACTACTGCCACATGGTCTGTATTAGTAGCAAAGGAACTTATATATTTTACTGTCTTGTCTATTGCTTCAGTTCCAAAAACTTGTTTTACCCAAAGAGTAATAGTAGTGTCTTCCTCTTCTGTAGCATTAGGAGCTACCAACCAGTTTATTTTTCTCTGTTTTGTTTCTGTGAGAATAGTAGTTATTTGTTCCTCTGCTCCTTGTACTCTTATTAAAATTTTCTTTGGACTGTAAGTATACATAGCTAATTTTATTAAATTTATACTTTTAGTATCCCATTTAGTTTCATCTATATCTGCTATAGTGCCAACATTTACCCACTTTTCAGTTTGTTTAGTATCTTTAAGTATCATGCAAAGTATACCCAATGCACTTCTTTGTATAACAGTTGTTGCCAAAGTTTTAAATACAACACTTATATCTGGTGTTGGCTTTATTTGTCCTACTCCTGCCATTTATTCCCTCCTCTATGACTTGAATGATAAGTTCAAATCTTTAAATTTAACTTCTAGTTCTTGCATTAGTTCATAATCATATGGTTTTCCATACTGATCAAATAAACTGATGCTAAATTCATAATGTCCTACTGTATCAACTATGTGCATATTAGTATCTGCCATAGTCAATCTTCTATCTAATACAGGCAATATTTTATTACCAAATACTTCAAAATGATTGTCTACATTTTCTAAAGCTTCCCAAGTTTCAGTATTATTTCCTTCCTTTTTTTTAGGAAAATACATAATATCGTAGTTAAGAGTTTTTAACTCTCTATAGTTACTATCCCATTCTTTTGAATATGTTAATAAATCAACAAAGTAACAAGGTCTATCTATTTTGTTTATATTTTTATATTCAACTTTCAGTCCTAATTCTGATAATTTTTTTGTAATTGCTTTTCTTATATCAGTAACTTTCATATTTTACCTCATTAATTTTCCCATCATTTTTTCAAGATCTCTATAAAAATTCAGCTTTCTATTAAATATTGCTTTATGTAGCATTCTTCTGCCTTTTACATAGTGAACAGTTCTAGTTCCATCACTCCTGAATATCCTACTTTTAGGTCTATATTTTGTACCTTTTTTGACATCAGTTTCTCCAGTTCCTAATCTTGTTCTATGTCCGTATTCAACATGAGCAGCATATTCAGTATTGTTATAAACAATTTGTTGAAACTCTTTTCTTTCTGATTTTCCTGTTCTATGCCAGCCAGTTATCAAAGCACTTGTATCAACTGGTGTGTATAGCTTAGCATCCCTTATGACTGCATTAGCTTGCTTTAATAGAAATTGTCCTGTTTCTTTTGGAAATTCTCTTTTAAGAGTTTCTATCCTTTCAAGCCAACTATCCATCCCCTTTATCTTCATTTTCAAGCACCTCACTCATTACAATTTCCTTATGTGGTAAAAGATGATAGTAAGCAAATGGCAGCCCTGCTCTAAAGGTATATTTTTCATTTCCTCTATAAACTATTAATTTATCATTTTGCTGTATGTCAGTATCTATATGAGTGAATAAGGTAAAAGTTTGCGTTGTGCTATTTACAGGATAACCTTCTGTAGAAGTAGAACTTTCCCTATCAAGCATACATTTAATTCCTGAATACAAAAGAAAATCTTCGTCTGTGCTTCCACCATCTTCATCATCTATTTTTTGAGGTCTCCACACATCTACAGTATCAGTATAAAAATCATCTACCTTTACCATTTAAACCTCCTATATGTATATAATTCTTCATCTCTTCCATGTATAAGATAGTTTATCCTATCATTAAATATTTTGTCTGGATTTGAATATTGAGAATCAACAGCATATTCAACTTTTACCTTTCCAACACTCACACTTTTACCAACAGAGGAAAGGTCTATCCCGACCAATTCCCCTGTAGTTTTTTTTAGCATCAGAAATTCTCCAACAACTTTATCAACATATAATTCTACTAAACCTGTTGGAATAGTTTCTTGAGTATATTCTTGATTAGTTATATTGTTAATACTGTTTAAGACTTTTTTCATAAGGTATTCTATTATTTCTACATCTTCATCTTTAACTGTATATTTAAAAAACTTTAATCTCATTACTATCTCATCATAAACAGCCATTTTAATCACTATCCTTTAGAAATTATTCTTGCTATTGGAATTGCTTTATGGTTTATATAAGCCTTTTTAGAAGCAGAACCATTATTTACAAGTTCCCAGTTTCCGCCATTTTCAAGTTCTGCATCTGTTGGAGATAAAGAAGCTTGAGTTTTCTTTGTGTATGAAATTCCATAAGGTGCAAATACTTTTCTTTGTCTTGAATAAAGAGTTGTTTTCCCTCCATTTGTTTTAGGATCTCTTGACATTTCAAAAGGTACTTCTGCCCCTATATTTTCATAATCAATTGCCCCATCTCCTAAAACATATGATGTATACTTTGTATATCCATCTCCTGCTCCTGATGATGATTCATCTACTTCCTCAGTCGGCATATCATCATCTATTAATACTAATCTTCCATTCCAAGTACCTAATGCTAAATCTCTTTGGACTCCATTTGCATCTGTTTGTTTTAGATATCCTAACAAATTAAGATTTTCTAAGTTTGTTGCTACAGTAGAATGCATAATTACAACTGAGAATTTATTTTTATTATCTCCCCCAGCTTGCTGAATAGCAGAGTTAAGAGTAGTTACTCCTACTTTTGCTTCATCTCCTGTTTTCCCTGTAATATCATAAGTATGCCCATCAACAAATGCTAAATTTCCTGCACCTGTCATCGAAAATATACCATTCAATATAGATAAAAGTGTTTTTTGATCTATATCTCCCCAATATTCAGATACTTGTGCTGCCACATTGTCCATAAATTCTACTCCACCAGTTATATCAGCTGAAAAGTCTAATTCTGTCCAAGCTTTAGCCCTTCCAATTACTACTACCCCTCTTTCATAAGTATCTGTTGTTTCTTCTGTAATATCAGTTTTCCCATCATAATTAACAGGAGTTCCTCCTAATGTTCCAAACATTGGAATAGTTGCATAAGCTGTTCCTGTCTGATTGCTGAAAGCTTCTCTTATCTGTTCATTACCTCTCAATGCTCTTGACTTTATAAGTTCCAATCTTTTAAGATTAGGTATCCTGTCAACATACTTCCCAAATGCTTCTGGATTAAAAGTTTTTTCGTTAAATTTTGCCATTTTTTACCATCTCCCTTTTTTAATTAATTTTAGCTCCTGGATTTGCTGCTAAATAAGCTTCCATCTCACTATAAGTCATATCCTTTATATCTTTTTTTGTACTTTTCCCTGCTGGATCAGTTCCTTTCGGAGTTTCTGTTTTGCTTTCAGCTTCAAATAAAAATGCTGTTCCTTCATCTTTTGTTAAATTTTTAATTTGATCTTCTAATCCTTTAACTTTACCATCTTCTCCTATTTCTAAGTTTTCAAGATTAAGCAAAGCCTTTACAGCTTTAATATTTTTAGCTTTAGCCTCTATTAATGCCAACTCAACAGCATTATCAACTTTTAATTTTTTTATATTATTTGCATATTCTGTTTCTTTGCTTTTGTTTTCATCTTGCATTTTTTGTATCTCTGCTTTTAATGCTTCTGCATCCCCAGTATTTTTCTTTAAATCTTCCAACTGTTTATTTACAGTTTTGTTACTCTCTTCCAATTGGTTTTTAACTGTTTCAAGTTCACTATATTTAGTTTTTTCTACATATCCTTTCAACTCTTCGGTAGAAGCAGCCTCAACTTTTTTAGCTGTTTCTTCATCTAGTCCTAGTTTGATTAGTTCTTCTTTTTTCACTTTTTACCTCCTAAAATTTAATAACTGGCATTGTTGTACTTCTGCAATTTGGATGCATTGATGGATAATTAACTCCTACAACCGCATCCTTGACTTTAAAAATCTGCCCATTAAGTTCCTTGCATATCGCTGATGTTCTGTTGTCGATCTCTGCTAAAAACTCATATTCTTCTATTTCGTCCTCTTCATATGCTATTTTTGTGGCTTCGTTGAGAGCATAATTCAATTCTGTTCTTACAAGTCTTTGGGTTTCTTTGTAGCCACTACCCATTTGTTCTCTTATTCTCTTATTTAATTTTTGTGGATTTACTCCTTGTATAAGAGATTGAGTTATCTCTGTTTTTAATACTCGACTTAATTTATCTCTATTGCTCCATATTCTTTCAGAAAAATTTTCTCCACTCCATGGATATTGTATTGCCCTCTCTATTTGATTGAGAGGTAAAATTGTGTTAGCTCCTTTCAAGCCTATGTCTGCTTGAATACCTTTAAAAGTAGTTTCATATACACCTTTTACATAATTAGTAACCTCCTTTTCTTCTTCGAATTTTTGTTTATTTATAACTTGGTTGGTCTGTACAATTAAACTTTCAAGTCTGCTAATTCTACTTTTCATAGCTAAAGTTTCAAGTTCTAGCTTTATTTCTTTATATTTTTCTGGATTTACATTTTTGTATTGCTTTAATTCTTTTAAATATCCTTCTATATCTTTTCTCCAAACTTTATATTCATTGGAATTTAATTTTTTTTGTGCTTCTGAATAACTTAAACCAGTTTCAGACATATATTTTCCAATTAAATTATTTATATTAGCTAATATTTCTTCTTGTGCCTTTACCATTTCAATTTTAAGAGCTTTCTCTGCTTGAATAGTAGTTTTATATACCTTCTTTTCTCTATCCCTTTGTCTTTTCTCCCAGTAACCTTTACTCTTCATTTGAATCACCAGAACCTAAATTTCCATAAGGTTCTAATTCATCTTCTTTTTTCATTTCTGCAAGTTCTGCTTCTACATCAGTTACCCAAGGGTGTTGTGATACTATTGTCTTTTTAGAAATTATTCCCTCTGATTTAGCACAATTATTTATAGCATCTGTTTCATTTATCAATATATCCTTGTTAAATATGATTTGAGCTTTTTCGCTTTCAAAGTCTCCAAATCCTTTATGTGATAAGTAATTATCCACAAACCATAAAACTTTATCAAATGATGCTTGAAATTCAGTTTCCATTCCATTAGCATCTAAATCAATATCTGAGTACATAGATTGGATATTCATTTGATTGGGATTTGCTCCCATTCTTTCATCTTTTGCGTCAAATCCTCTTCCATTTTCTATAAGAGCATCTTTTAGTTCATCAAGTATAAATTTATAATTTTCATGATTAACCTCTATAGTAAGTTTTTCTAATTTACCATCTTTACCAACTTTAACAGCTCCAACCCTGGATAAATTTTCTCTAAATTCTCCTAAATCTTGACCATCATAATTTGTTATAATCAATATAGTGGTTCTCGAATCTTCTTCCATGTTGTTTTGGAACATAGATAAAATTTTATTTATTGCATCTTGTAAATTCTTTACTCTGTTAATAAGTGGTTTCTCTATCTGGTTATATTTGAATGGAATTAATGGTATTTTTTGCCAGTTGTATTCTTGATCTCCTAATGAAATATAATTAGTATGACCTTCGTATTTCAAAGCACCCCATCTATAACCATATCTATCAATACCAGAAGTTTTATACACTTCAACTTTTTCTACTGTTTCCAATATGCTACCTGTCCACTCTTGAAGTTCATAGATTCTTATAACAAAGTCTAATTCAGTATGTTCTTGGTCTTTCCATACAGGAATGATCTCACTAGGTTCAAACTTTTTAAATACAAATTCTCCTAACGGATTATAATGAGGATATAACCAACCTATTCCATTATTGAGACAATCTTCTCCTAAATTTTTCATAGTTACTAAAAATCTTTTATCAAACACTTGTTCTAATAACTTTGAATATTCTTTATTTTCAGTTTTAAATGTAATAGGCTTTGATAGCAAATAATTAATTTTTTGATCTACAAGTCTTTCATATTGGTTATCAATTATTTTATTATTTGGGAGATTATCAACATCAACCAATCTTCCACCCTTACCTATAGCTTGTCTTTTGGTGTATAAAATATCATGATAACCTCTGTAATATCTTTCACCTGTCAACATATCCATTCTCACTCGGGAGCTAAGGAACTGATTTATTAAATATTCTAAATATCTTGCATCCTCAGTCATGTCTCCCCCTTTATCTTTTCTCTTAAACAACCCCTTAATAAAATCAAACATTTCTCACCTTACCCTAATCAAAACTAAATGTCTGTTTTGCTCTTTCTGTAAATATTGCATATCTTAAAGCGTCTAAAACATCATCATTTTCTTTTCTCACTTTTTCATCAGTTCCTTTATCATTCCAAGAATAGAGATACATTTCTTGAAGCCCTTTCTTGAACTTTTCTTTGATAAAAAATAGTTTATTTTGTTTTAAAAGACTTCCAACCATTTCTATCCCTTCAACCACAGCCTTATCAGCTTCTTTAGCGTTCACTCTATTGGGATACTCTTTTAATTTGCTTATATGCTCTGTTCTAGCTGTATCACAATAAAATGTTATCCCATGATATCTGCTTTGCAATTCAAAAGCTCTTTCTTTCCACCAATCTATATATTTGTGTTGTTCTGCTATTTCTTCAATAAAGTAGTAATTACTTTTTTCGCTTTTAGCCAGTATTACAATACTTCCATAGTGTTCAAATCCAAAGTCTATGCCACCAATATATTTGATTATATTTTCATGTTCTGGTATTTTTTCTATTAAATGCACTTTTTGGTTAAAATCTCTGTACACTATTCCTTCGGCAGCCACCCACATACCAAGTATATCCCTATCATAAAACATTCCTGTTGGAGTTGCCTTTTCTATACTTTCAACATAATCAGATGGAAGAAAGGTATTGTCATACAAATTGAAGTGAAAGGCTTTTATATTTAACCTCCCATCATTAAGAGTTTGTCCACTCTTATCTATATAGTCTACCTTTACTGAGTGCATAGGATTTTCAGGATTGGTATCTATAAAGATTCTTGCTCCTTCATATGAGCATCTTGATATAACTTCTTTTACAAAAGTATCATGTAAAGCTGTACCCTCATTAAGAAATGCTCCTGCTGCTGTAAAACCCCTGACTGCTTTCCAACTATCAGAATTGCTTCCACCAAAGCAATAAATCATATTACCCCATAGTTCAAAACCTTGTTCTTTATTTAGTTTTATATTAGTTCCTAAAAACTCTTCCATATCATTTAATATATTTCTTCTTATAGTTGAGCTGGTAGCTCCACCAATAATAAAAGATACTCCCATATCCTTGTACTGTCTCATATGTTTCATAAAGGCTAAATCCATAATATAAGTTTTACCTGCTCTCTTTGCTCCACTCGCTAACAATATCTTTGGCTTTTCCTTTACACTACACCTAAGAAGTTCTATTTGTTTTTCAGTGAATAATTTACTTAGGTCTTTACTCATATTATTTCCTCCAACATATCAAGGAACTTGCCTGTTTTATCTTTTCCATCCTCTCCACTATTAGACTTCTTCCTTTCAATCTCCAGCCTTTGCTTTTCTATCTCTATCTTTTGCATTGAGGTCAAGGCTTTTACTACTGTTCCGAGTTTATTCGTTCTTACAGTATCAGTGCCATGTTTAATAAGCTTCCCCATCATAGTGACTTCCTCATGAATATGAAGTTCTTCTGTAGCTTGTAGTAGAGCTGTATTGATGTTATTTAGGATATCAGCCATCACATCAGATGTTTCATCAGATAATTTTTCTTTGGTTTTTTCTGATACTTTTCTGAAATGTTCCTTTCTTAGCTCACTCCATTTTTTATCTGATGAATATTGTTGAATAACCAAATGGCTAACTCCATACTTTTTACTTAAATCCTTTAGTGTGACAGGTTTTTCAGATATATCTGTGACATATTCTGTCTCTAGCTTTAACCAGTCTATCTTACTTCTTTTGTTGGTTGTCACGTTGTCACACTGTGACACTTTTTGTGACACTTCTTTTGTGACATCCCACTTATGACGTGACTTCCATTTTCTTACCGCTGCTTCTGTAACATTATATTTAGCTGCTATTTCTTTTACAGGTATTCCAGCTATATAATCTATTTTTGCTAACTCATGATCTTTCACGCCATCTGTGACACCTCCTTGCTTACCTCATTACTACCCTTATCATGTAAGAGTATTAATCAAGTGTGGTTTATTTCAACCACGCATAGACTATTGCAATTTGAATAAAATGTAATAATTGATCTATCCATAGATAAACAGTTAATGATTTTGTTTTATCTTTCCTTTCACATTTCCATTTATCTATTGCCATATGTCCTATTAAAAAGAATAAACATTGTAACAAATTTAATTCTTTTCCTAAAATAAAAAAACAAATATATATACATGCTGTCCACATCCAAGAGTGATTAAAAAGTATGTAATTATTTTCTCCCTTGAATTTTGCCATAAAATCTGTTTGGAATACATAATCTCCAAATATATGAGCCATTCCTAAAAATATTATTTCCTTCATTGGTTAACCTCCTTTTTTATTTTATATTTGTGACAGTTTTGATTTATATTAATTTTATTAGTAGCTTTTTATCCCCTCGAGTGAGGGAAGGAGTTCAATTATGAAAAAATTATCATTAAATAGGGTACACCACTACCCTCATTGAAACACATAACTTCAATACTGCTACCTTTAGCCTTTGTTATTTCATGTACAGAGTTATGTGCTTTAATCAAGATATAAAAAAAGGTGGACCAGAAAAACTACAGACTTTTATCTGTAATTCATCTAATCCACCGCCAGGGTCGAAAATTAGTTTTTTCATATATTCTATTTTCTCTTTTCTATATTATATAGTATTATTCCTTATTTTGCAATAGTTTTATCTTAAATAAATAACTATTATAGTTCTTCTTCAAAGGGAGTTTTTAATATTTTATTTACTTCTCCATTTTTATCTAATCTTATTTTTAACCAACAGTATTTATGCTTACCACTTGTTATTTCTTCAGCTGCTTGTTTTGTTTTTTTGCTTTTTGGGCTTTCTTGCTTATCTGTCATATGCCACCTCTATTGTTTTTTTAGAAACTTATAGTTTTTTAAATACCTAGAATACTTCTTTATATACTCAAACTCATTCGGTTCTATCTCTCCACCTGTTAAATACCTATTCATTATATTTTTTACTGTTTCCTCTACTTCACCTGCTTTTATTTTCATACTACACCTCACATTATTAAATATAACCCTATTCCAACACCGATAGCTATACCAAGTACCAAAAAGGACATAGCTACCAGTATTAAGCCTGTTATTATATTTTTTTCCATTTTTTTATTTACATATCTATAATTGTATCTGTTAGCTTATCTATAAATTTTTTATAATCTTCATCATCCATTCCGCCTAATTTATCTATAAACATATCTGTAGACTCATAATGACTTATTGGTATTTTCATATCTGTACCTTTGTAGCATTTAATTTTATCTTGCCATGTTAATTCTAAAATCAACCCATTTATTATTCCTGTTAATCTTTCTCTTTGTAACTCCTCATACGTGTATCCGTTTTCCATTTCGATTCCTCCTTTTATTAACAAACCTTTTTATAATTCTCTATTATTTGATTTATATCTCCTTCAAATAATTTACAAGCTATTTCATATAACTGTGGTAATTTATTCATTATTTTATCTATATATTCAAGTTTATTTTTCATTTTAGGTTTATTATTTTTGTTGTAGTTATCTATTCTTCTTTTTATATCAACATGATATTTTCTTTCGAATTCAAAGTATAACAATCTCCATCTTTCCTGAAAATCTGCCCCTTTATATCTTACTACTGAATTAAGAATCTGTCTCATATCCATTAATTCTATCTTATCAGTAAGTCCAATAATGACATCTTCTTTATATTCTATTTCTTTTGTTTTATATTCTATTTCCTCTTTCAAAGGTTGAAGTTCTAATTCTAATAAAGCTTTATGCGATCTAGCTACTATATCAGGATCATTTGAAAATAAACCTAGTTTCAACCTATCTTCATAAGAAACTATATTTCCTAACTGTTTTTCTAATTCTTCAATATAAGACATTATATGCTTTCTTACAAATTTACTTTCTCTTACTAACACTTGTCTTGCTTGATTAAACGTTAGTTCAAACATAGGGTATTCTCTCCCTCTATCGTTTTTATAAGTTGACTGGGAAATTTTTCCCAGTGAGATTTCTTCCTCAAACTCATCACGAATTATTTTTAATAAGTCATTATGTCCTAGTTCTGTTTTATTCCCTTCCTGCTTTCTGAAAATATTAATCTGTTCAACTAACTCTAAACTTGTAACTGTATTTTTTCTTTCTAAAATTGCTAAATTATTCATATTCTCTCTCCTTAACTCTTAAAATAAAATTATCTGGCTTCTTCGTTCCTGTATTCTTGGTTATATGTAATTTAACTATCTGGCTGTCATCTTCCCAGAGAATCCCTGTTAAACTGTCAAATATTCCTTTACAAAAATTATCTATGTCTCTTACAGTTTTATCTTTAAAATTTAATATCAAATCAACTTCCAGTTTTTCTTTACTTAACTTTTTCTTTTGTGTCATCATGTATGATTGAACATTGTATTTAAACTTCTGTCCTGCATCTGATATATGGAATCTGCTCCCTGTTCTTCTCCAATAAGTATTTACTGATGGTGGACGAAAGGGAAATATATATTCTTTCATTCTTTCACCCCGAATTCTTTTCTGATTTCATTTATGCTATATTGATATTCGGGTTTTTTCATTTTTAAAATTTTTTTAAATTCACATAAATTATTAATAAAAGATTCTATACAGACTAATATTGCTTCAGCTATAATTAAAAGAAAAACTATAAAAAAATTACAATGCTCATATGCCGTTATAATATATAGTTCTTCATTAAATTTAGATTTTACAATTTCAAATTTAATTTTAAAAAATAAACCACATATTTTATTATAATTCGTTCTTAATTCTTTATATAGTTTTTGGCTTAAAAACGATATTTCATTTTTTTTACCATTAGTAATACCTAATCTTTTTATAATCATTCTTTCACCTCTATAAAAATAACTTTTTTACCATCTTCTCTCTTATGTGGTAAACATTCTCCACTTATCTCTTCATCTCCAGCACACACAATTTCACAATCAAAGCTACATTTCTCACAACTATTTGCCTCTTTTACTATATATTTATCCCCTAAATATTCAAAAATTTCCCCTATTTTTCTTTCCATATCTCTCTCCTCATCTTTATTTCCACTCTACTAATCTAATCATTCAATTCTTTCAGTTCTTTCCATCCTATCCCATCTGTTGCCAAAGCTTTAATATTTACTGTTTTTTTGTTAAGGCTAGATAAATCTGGTAAAACTATATATTCCCAATTTTCAGCTCCGTCATACTCTTCTCTTTTCATTATAAAGTTTTTCCCTAATATTGTTAAATCTATAGCAACTTCTGGACTTCCATATCCAGCATAATATTCAGTTTTTTGTGCCACTTCCTTAAAATTTTCTTTAGTTATTTGAAAATCTTTTCCGTATATAGCTATAACATCTTCAAATGTACTTCCCCATTCTTTCAATACATCTATTGTTTCTTTCCATAAATTAGTCATTTATACCCTCCCTCATCTTTCTTTCCAATGCAGCTAGTGCTATAAAAGCACCAGCCACTATTATTAATGCTACTTCCATATCTGCCACCACTTTTTATCCGCTTTTAATTCTTCTCTTAAAATTTTATTTTCTTCTCTAAGAGCGTTTATTAATCTAGACTGAGTAACTATTGTACTCTCATTTATAGATAAAACTTCTCTAATACTTTCCAAACATTCTTCCTTGCTACCTAAACTTCTTGAAGGTACTCCCCCTACTCCTGTTTCTTTTTTTAGGAATGTATACATTTTTCTAAGTTCATCTCTAGTCATTTAGTCCTCCTATGCTATGCACTCTAAAAATTCTTTTTCACTCATGCCTCTTTTATTTTCTCCAACTACTCTTACCGGGTAGCACATATCAGCTATTCTGTCTCTTATTCTTCCCACACCTTGATATTTGAAGTTTTCTTCAAGTTCGCATTTTTTTACATCTTTATCAAATTTAAGGTTCGTAGATATAATCAAAGGTTTTTCTGCTCTATATCTAGTATCTATCAAATTGTATATTTTTTCTGCTCTCCATGTAGATTTGTCATTGTCTAGTCCTTTTTCTGCTCCAAAATCATCTATAATTACAAGATCACATTGTTCTACTTGTTTTAAAATGTCTTGCTCTGCCTCTTCCCAGCCTCCAGCTTTCAGTTTGTTTATGTACAGTCCTAAATTCATTACAAGTACTGTTCTCCCATTGTCCATAAGTTGATTAGCTATGCAAGCAGTAGCAAAGGTTTTTCCTATTCCTACATTTCCAAAGAATATCAAGCCTTTTGTTAGCTTCTTTCTTAAAAAATTATCTGCATATTGTTTAGCAAATTGCATATGCAATTCTTTCATATCGGCATTTTCGAATTTGCTCTCATAGAATTTTTTACCAGTTACAGAAATGTCTTTATATTTCTTAACTTTGTTCATTATGCACTCTTTTATCCTCTTTTTTTCCATTTCTTCCATCTCTTTTTCTCTTAACTTTTCCAAACAATCACAAGATGGGATAAATCTAATATTTTCTTTTACGAAATCAGGTAACCCTTCAAAAATATGGTTATTCTCTATGTATTCTTTTCCACAATAGCTACACTTTTGCATAATTAGCTCCTTTCAAAGCAGCCAGAACTTCTTCACTATAGTAGTCCTCTGCTCTCTCTTCTTTTGTTTCTTTTACCTGTGTTTTATCTTTAACCTTGCCTTTTGTTACTTTATCCTTAAAATTTCCATTAAGAGCCTTTTTTAAATTATCCAATTTGAATATAGTGTTAATACTTAGATTATTTTTAACAAATTCACTTTCACTCATTATCTTTAGTGCTTCCAGTAGTTTTTTAGCTCCTAAATTATTATAAGCTTCAAGTATTACATAGTTATCTGGTCTATACTCATATTCTGGTAATCCTAACTCTTTATATTTTTTTAATATCTGTTGGATTATTACTGGATCATTATTTGGATTTTCCTCTTCTGATTTTTCAATTTCCTCTGTGTGTGTATTTTCTTTAGAATCTATTATAGATGAATCAATTATAGAAGAATCTTTGATATGACATTTTGTCATGTGGTCTGATGACATTTTGTCATGTGGTTCCTGACAATTTGTCATTTGGTTATCTGTATCAACTGACATTTTGTCATGTGGTTCTTGGTATTCTGTCAATTCTTCATAAGTTTTATCAAAAGCTATATAAAGATATTTGCCTTTAACACCTTTTTTAGCTGTCAAAACTATTTTTTTTAAAATATTTTTTTCTATAAGAGAATCTATTTTTCTTATTAGAGTTCTCTCACTCCCTATTATTGGTATTTGTTCCAAAATATATCCGTATTTGCTCCACATATATTTATCATCATTTATAATCTTGTATTCTATTTTATTTGAATTGCTAGAATACATATCTGCCAAAACTCTAAGTATTAAAGAATCTATTAAGTCTAAATTCATTTTAATTAATTTTTCTTGACTATACCCATTAACTGTAAATTTCATCTTATTCCTCCTTTTGAGAGGTGCTGCCAAACATCTCTCTTATTTTTATTTTGTATCTGCCCACCACAACAAAGATGTTTGGCTTTGAAGTGATGAACAGATATAAAGTAAAAATATATATATATTATTTTTGTTAATTCGTGTATAATAATTACTATGAAGACGAAATTTCCTAAAATCAAATCTTCGTATAACTAAGCCCACACGGGCTTTTTTATTTTAAATGGCTATTTTCTAATTCTATTTTTAAAAAACAGCCATTTTTTTAAATTAGCTCAATTGTTTCCAGTTGCATTCGGTTACTTTTTCAAACACATGAATATCATATACATGGTCACCTTTTTGTTTCCAAGTTGATAACATTTCCTTACCATCTTTTGTATAGTAAGAGTGTTCATTTGTTGCGTACTCTTGTAACTCGCACACAGCTTCACTAATTGTGTCTCTTACCCCTTTTATAAGCTCCGGATCACAACCTACAGTCACATATAATCCATCTTTCTTTTCTGGTATTACGTCCAGAGCTTCTTCAGTCCAAACTTGACCAAACCCTTCTACGACATATCCTTTACCTTTTGCAGTTTCATATATTGCTTCTATTTTTCCGCCTTTACCTTCAAATAAGCCAATTCTAAATTTAACTCTATCTCCTATTTTAATCATTTGTTCCTCCTTTTATCTTTATTTAAGCTTTACTATTTGCTTATAAAACTTATTTAGAAGCCTTTCACGATACTTTATATATCTAAATTTCGAAAGGCTTTAAAATCAATTTTATAAGGTTGTTTTTAACTCTCCAAAAAGTTATAATATGTTCAAAGAAATATTTATGGAGGTTATGATAATGGGCATATTTACAAAAACATTTAAAAATCATTCTGAAAAATTTACAATTTTGGATACCGATGAAATTATAGAAGGTTTAGTAATGAAAAAATCTCTATACTTCTTGCTACCTTTTATTCCAAGAGAAGGTATGATTTTGAGAAATGTTATTACAGGAGCAGACTATTATTTATATGGTAACCCTTCTGCGGTTCCTGATGGACCACGAGGTCCAGTCATTGCTTACGAAATAAACTTTTTAAGCAAAAATGAATATAACAAATTACACAATTCATCTAATACATTCAATATCGAAAATATTAATGGTCCGTCTATTGTTGGTAACCAAACTAATGCTACTATAAATATTGGTTCTTCAATTGAAGATTTAAAAAAATTAATTTCAAGTAAATCTACTGAAGATCAAGAAGAATTAAATAAACTTGTTAAATTATTAGAAGCAATAACAGATAACAATATGCCTCTCTCAAAAGGTACATTAGCTAAATTTTCTGATATCTTAGCTAAGCACCAAGATATTGTTATAGCTGTAGGCGGATTTCTAACATCATTTTTCATGAGCAAATAAAACTATCTCAATCTTGAATAATTAAAATTATTTTCTCTATTTCTTCTATTGTTCTGTAAACAGAATCTTGACAGCTTTTTAATTTTTCTTCTAAGTTGTCAAGGTTTTTTATTTTCTCAGAATTTTTATCTAAATTTAAAAATAAAATTTCAAGCATTGTGTTATATAAAGTATTTGAATTTTTTATTTCCTCTTTTATGGATAACAATTTTTCCTTCTCCACTCTCTCACCTCCCTTCTACATTTTTGTATATTCCTCTATACTGTACTGTACAGTCCAATAAATGATTAAAAAAATATAGATTTGTCTACTCCAAGAATTTCTGATAATCCGTTAATTTGTTCAACTGAAAAACTAATTTTATTTTTTTTTAGATTTTTTTTATGATACTGAAATCCTTGTTTTGACATATCTAATTTTTCATAAACTTGAAGCCATTTTATGCCTTTATTTTTTCTAGCTTCATTGATTATTTCAAGTATATTTTTTTGATTTTCTTTTTTCATATTTATCACCTATTTTAATTGTACAACATTGTACAAAAAAAGTCAAAAAATATTTTACTATTTAGAATAAATTCAACAAAAAAAATCACACCTGTTAAAGTGTGAGTTTTTTTGTTTTTAAAAAGAGTATACTTTTATAAAAAAGTGAGTGTAAGTCTTTCTTTACAATTTTGGTATCAGTTTTTTTCTTAATCCAAAGAAAATCATTAAGTCTTTAAAAAATTTAAGAATTTTCCTTTATATAAGTAATAGCTTCATCCAACGTAAAGTCTTTTCCTATAATAATTTTCATTTCCTCATATGCTTCTTTAGTTAAAGAAGACCCCAAATAATTTATTTTGTGATTATTAAAAAGGTAAGTATTTATAAAAAGAACTTTTTCTTTAGTATTCATCAATTTAGTCATTTTTATATAAGTTGTTACTTTGAATGTATCATATAAATTCCTAATAAAAACTTTAAATTCATAACTAATGGAGAACATAAAGGCGATTTGAAAGAATAAAATTACAATAAAAATATTTTCTAAAATTCTTTTGCTAATTTTTAAAATGGCTATATAACCCAATATTGTTTCAACTTTTAACATTATTTCTATTGTCCCGTTTATAACAACTGCTAATAACAAAATAATGACATATGAATAAAAATAAATATTTATATATGTAAATTTTGAACTTTGACCATTTTTAGGAGTTGTTAAAACTTCTAAACTTTCTTCATCTAGTAGCGCTTGTACTATAGAGTAGCTTCCTATTACTGTTCCTATAAAAAAAAGGGATATATTTCTAAAACTAGTTGATGATATTTCTAATAGTGCTCTTTTGTGAGTGAAAATCTTTATTTTTATATCTTCAGGAATAAAAAAGAAAAAAATTAAAATATATAAGGTAATCATAAATACCCAACAAGCAGAAAAATATAATTTACCTATTATATTAGCTTTTTCAAAAATTGTTCTTTTCAAAATTTCAGTTTTCACACTCACCACCTCTATCTTATTTTAGGCTTTCTATATCATTTAACACTTCATTATATACTAAGGTATTATGGTTGTCAACTTCAACAATTCTTTTATCTTGACTTGCAGCAGCATTAACTGCTATCTTGATATTTTCATCATTAGAATTACCCTCATGAAAAAAATACTCAATTTCTTTTTTATATGTAGAATTTTCAATAACTTCCCAATCTTTATCCTTTTCTTTCCCTTTCAAAGTATAATAGGCCATATCCTTAAATTTTAAAACTATTTCCTTTATTCTGTTAAGATGAGAAGGTTTAACAATTTTTTGTTCTATTTTATCAGCACCCAGTCCTTTTCTTTCCACTTCCAATTTCCTGATATATTCATTATCAAAAAGTCTAGAATTTTGTGGTTGAATTTCAAATTTAAAAAATTCAATTTTTTCAAATTTATCTAACTTATTTTTAAGGGTTATTTCTTCTGGTATTACAAAAATATTTAATTTAAATTTCAATATTCTTTTATTTTCTCTTATATCATTCATCCTTATTGTATTTTTTATACTATGACTAATAAGATTTTTAAAGTCACGCAATGTTGGGCTTCCTTGTTGACTTGGTGTAAATAACATTCTGTGATTTTTTAATATTAATATAAATTCACTATATGGAGCACTTGGCACTTTATCATCTGCTTCTATTAAATTCCCATCTTTATCTAATTTACTTTTAATTAATAAATCTATATCTTTTATTATTTTCCCGTAGAGGCAATACCCTAAGTTAGTGTCAAAAATTTTAATATCATTAAAGAAAAATTTTTTTATAATTGATTTTGAATATTCTTTTTTTCCTGTTTTGAAAGCAGGAAAAATAATTCTTTTAAATTCCTTTAACATTGGAACATTCTTTTCTTCTCCAAAAACACAATTAAAATTTGCCGCTTGCATAATTTTTAATCCTTTCATTTAATCCTCCTTAATTTTGAAATATTATTTAAGCTTAGCATCTTTTAATTTAAAAGAATCCTATTTTTTTCAACTGCTATTTTATTATATGAAAGTTCATTATATTTTTTTATAGTCAACTTAATAAAAAGTAATAATTTTGAACCATTTATTTTCTCCATAAATTCTAAAAAAGACATCTCAAAAAATGAAGAATTAAAAAAAGAATATGCTAATTCAAACAATGAATATCCCTTTTTTATCTCTTCTGGTAATTCTTCCCCTACGCATTTCACTAATTCACTTAAATCGTTTTCTAAATTTTCTACTTTTTTATCTGTTTCATATTCTTCCCAAATAGAGAATTCTTCAAAAATTAAAAATTCTTCTTTTACAATACTTTTTTCTATTTCTTCTTCCCAATTTTGTTTTATACGAATTAGTTCTTGAATTCTTTCTAATCCCATTTCACTCCTTAGATATCTTTTATTATTTTTTTCATCTCTTCCAATAACTTCTCATCTTTTTTTTATCCCCCTCATCTCAGGGCTATTTTAGTTTTTTTTATTTTTTGGTTTTGTTTTTAAATAATCGGCATATTCCAAGAGCTCTCTCTGTGAATTAGCATCCAATGAATTGAATAACTCTAAAAACGGATCTCTCCTTTTTTTAGTATTTCCTTTTAAAATCTTTACTACTTTACCACATACTTTCACATCGTTACTGTTTATAGTTATCTTTCTGTAGTAGACATTATCGCTTTCTAAAATATATCTGCCATTTTTGTAAGCTAACCTTTTTATAACAGCCTCCCCAGTTTCTTTATTAGTTATAAAAACTCCTACGTCTCCAATATTTACATCTTTATTTCTATCGATTAACGCAATATCTCCATCGTACAAAGTTTTCTCCATACTGTCGCCAGAAACTTTTACTCCTATTATATCTCCCTCCATTTTAGGAACTTCTATATAATTTTCTGGTTCTTCTTCAGTTATGTAACCGAAACCAGCAGAAGCAGAAGAAAAGAAAGGGATTTCCATCATTTCAATTATATTATTTTCTAATACGATTGGTTCATCTTCTTTTTTATTCAAAATTTCTTTAATAAGTTTAGGAGATCTATCAACACTTGCTATATATCTTATTTCTTTTTTTTCGTTTTCCGTAAAGTTAAAAGCTTTTAAAAATTTCTCTATGAATTCTTCGCTTGGTATCCTTGTTCCTCTTTTGTAGTGACCAATAGAAGAAAAAGAAGATTTTGTCATTTCAGCTACATAGTCAAGCGTAAAATCATTTTTCCTCAAAAACTCTTCTAAAAATTTACTAAATTTTTTATCCACTGTTTCCCCCTTAATATTGTATTTCTAAAAATATTATACACTATATTGTACAAAAAGGTAAAAAAATACTTGACTTTTTTTGTACTAAGAAGTACAATATATTCAAGAAGTAAAAAACTTATATTTTTTTTAAAACCTTCTTGTACTGTTCTGTACAGTCCAAAGAAACAAACCCCAAACCAAAAAGGAGGAAAGAATATGGCAATAAGAGAAATTAAAAGCAGATTTAAGAGAGGGATAGAAATTAATTTTGCAAACAAAGATAAAACAAAACTCTTTCATTATTACAAGAAAGCAGGAGAAGAACTATATACCCAAGAAGTGTACAAGGGAGATTTTAATGGATTTCCTGTGGAAACAAATCCTAATCAAGATGTAAATGACATAATAGAGGCTTTTAGAGAAACATTAAAAAATTAAATATAGGGCTTTAATAGCCCTATAAGGAGGAAAAATATGAAATGTAATTATTGTGGAGAAGAAATATGCCAAGATGAAAACTTTTACATTGTAAGAGATCAGATTTGTTGTAAGAAATGTTGCGAAGAGAATACTCATACCTATTATACAGTTTGTGACGAGACTTATGAAGAAGATGAAGTAACACCTTTTGAAAACAAAGAAGAAGCTATCGCATCTTATGAAGAAGATATCATCACACTTGAACGCAGAATAGCAGAAACGGAGCGATCAGATGCACCATGGAAAGATGATTATATTAAGCGGCACAGAGAAGAAATAGAAGAAACACAAGACTTACTGAAAGCTTTGGAAGATAAAGACTAGGAGGAAAATATGTGGAAATGTAAGAAGTGTGGAGGAACAGATTTTATAGAAGAGATCTCTGGTGGAAGTCAAAAGAGTGTATTCGATAAAGAAGGAAATGTCAAAGAGATATACGATCAAGACATTGAATATAGTGATTTATATTGTTCTAAATGCAATAAAAGTGGTAAAAGCATAGAAGAAATAGCAGTTTGGGAGGACTAGTATGTGGATAAGTATTGAGACAAGAGAAGATGGCATATATATAAATCAAAATGACTTGTATGCAGAAAAAATACCAGATGAAACTGTAGAAAAAATATTTAAAACACTTGGATATTATCTTGCTAAAAAACGTAATTTAGAAGAAATTGTTCTTTTAATGCCTGATGAAAATAAAAATTAATGGAGTTATAGGAGGTTAGGAATGAAAGCTTTTAATAGTGGAAACAGAAAAAGCAAGCTAATAGTAAGATTTTTAAAAGGTGTAGGAAGCGTATCATTGGCAAGCCCTTTTCTTGATAAAAACGGAGTAGCTAAAAAGATAGGTAATAAATTATCATTGAAACGTCACGGTTTTGGTTGTAGACCGTTAGTTTGGAAAATTGCTGATTTTATAGGCAATAGAGGTATTATTCTTGGCACTAGCATGAAAAGAAGTCCATACGGTATATCGAATGCACAAGCTTACTTAAAGGAAGTTCAAAGTATGGAAGTGTCGAGAAAGGTAGCTAGTAAATGGCTGAATGACTATGAGACTGGAAACGGTAACAGGTATAAAGTTTATTGTTGGATTTTAAGAAAAAATAAGTAATAAAAATCCACACTCAACCGAAGTCAAATGGGGTAAACGATATGCTATATATCGTCCAGCAAACTTATTAGTTTGGGAGGATTAAATAAAAAAAGCCCCATCTAACCCAATGTTAAACGGGGGAGACGATAAAAGCTACAATATCGCCCAACAAATTTATTATATCACATTGTAATAAAAAGAGCAAAAGCTCTCTTTCGAGAGCTAATGCCTTTAGTCTATACACATATTATCGCATCGAAGGAAAAAATTTCCTTTGACAAATTATAGCATACAAATATAAAAAATGGAAGTAGGATTGATAACTATGAACAAAATAATAAACTTCATATTAATGGTAATAGCAATAATAAGCATAGGTTACTCAATGGAGCTGATCTATATTAGAAGAGAGTTAATGTTAGCTTTACTTGATTGGATTAGGAGGTAAAATGAAATTTATCTATGATATAGGAACTGTTATCACAATATTTTTAGTTATATTAATGTTGGTTTGGGAGGCTGCAAGATGAAAAAAATAATAACAACATACAGACTTTTAAGAAATACAGAAGCATTAAAAAATCTAGGTTGGAAAGGTGTACTTAGGTTAGGAGGGTGGATATAGATGAAAAGAGAAGTAGGAAGTTATTATGAGCTACCAGAAGAAGATGGAATAGATACAAATACAGAAGAAGATTTATTTTGTGGTGAATTTTTTATAGAAGTAGAGAAAATAATTAAATGGAATAAATAGAGGTGATCTTTATGGAAATAACGAATATTTTTCTTCCTTATTGCCGAGACGGTTCTGTAATATTGACAATTAAATACAATAGTGGAAAATGTGGGAATGTACAAGTGAAAGATGGTGAAATAATAAATTTTCCACTTGGAGATAAAGTGAAAACTGCTGTTAAATCTTTGATAAAAAAAAATAGTTATATGTGGCTTAAAACAAAGTATTATGAAATTTCTAAAAAAAGAAAGAATGACGATGACATTGAGTTTTTAGTCGAGGCATTTACAGATTACATGGCAGAACTTAAAGATATGCAAAAAGAATTGAAAAGATTATATACATAGGAGGCTTTATGAGCATATATAAAAAAATAGCTGAAGCAAGAGTAAAACTACAGGATAGCAAACTTACCAAAAGCGGATTTAATAAATTTGCAAATTTTAAATATTATGAATTGGCAGACTTCTTACCTTCTTTAAATAGAATAAATTTAGAACTTGGAATTTGTACCAAATTTGAATTAGATACTGCTGGAGAAAAAGCGATACTAAACATATTTGACTTTGATAAACCAGAGGAAAAAATAACATTTGATATACCTTATATATCTAGCAAAGTACAGGGAGCAACAGAAATACAAAATCTTGGTGGAACTATCACATACCTTAGAAGATATCTTTTTCTAGTAGCTTTTGAGATAACTGATGGAGATGTTATAGATGCACAAGATCCAAACAAACCAAAATCTCCTGAAGAAAATAAACCACAAAAGGATAAACCAGCTACACAAAATCAATTAAGTAAAATTTTTGCTACTGCTGGAGAATTAAAAATAGGAAAAAGTGATTTAGAATGTGTTATCTTTAAAGACTACAATGTAAAAAGTATGAAAGAACTTACAATAACACAAGCAAACAAGATTATAGAAAGTATTAAAACTATTGCTGAAGGAATTGAAAAAAGAAAAGAAGATTCCATAAAAGCAATAACAGCTTTAGAAATGGATGAAGAACTTATAAATATAATGGAAAGAGATAATATAAAAAATCTCCCAGATTCTACTTTTACAGTATGTAAAAAAGTTTATAAAGAACTAATAACAATAAAAGAACAGCAAGAAAAAGAGAAACAAAATAAACCAGAAAAAACTGAAGGGGGAGAAACAAAATAATGAAAATACTTTATTTAGATACAGAAACAACTGGAATAACTGCTAATTCGGCGGTTATCCAGTTTGCAGGAATTATAGAAATAGATGGAGAGGTTAAAGAAGAGTTTAATATTAAGTGTAAACCACACAAAGATGCAGATATAAGTGAAAAAGCTTTGGAAGTAACAGGAATGACACACGAACTTATAAACAGTTACCAAGAACCTCAAAAAGCTATGGAAGAAATGGAAAATATCTTTGAAAAATATTGCAGCAAGTTTGATAAAAATGACAAGTTTGTGCTTGTTGGGCAGAATATAAAATTTGACTTCCAGAAACTTCATGAATTCTATACAAGACTTGGCAATAAATATCTTGGAAGCTGGATAAATTTCAAATTAATGTTTGATACTCTGGCAGTAATACAAGCCTTACAAGTAGTGAGCAAAATGCCTATATTGGAAAATAACAAGCTTATAACATGGTGTAATCACTTTAATATTGAATTAGAAAATGCACATGATGCACTAGCAGACATAAAAGCCACAAAAGAATTAGCACAAGTATTATTTAAAAAGCTGGGTACGGATAATATTACACATGTAATTTAATCACACATGAGGGAGAATAAACATGGCATATACTCGCGAAACACAAAAATTAATCTATTGGTTATTTGCTTCTTATAGCAATTTTAGAGAAGGGAGAGAACCACAATCTTCTCCCACTCCATACCATTTATATGAAGCTAAGAAGGACCTTAAAAAGAAATATATAAAAGCTACAGGTTATAAACCTAATAAAAAGCCATTAGAAGAGTTCTTGAAAGTTTTGATTGATACAGTAGACCTGGAAACATTCAATAAACTTTCTAAAGCTTATATAAAGTCAATACAAGACTTTTCAATCAATCACGAGGACTTTAGTTTGTGCCTCTCTCTAATAAGTCAAGAAAAGGCAAATAGCTTAGTAGAATTCATGTTTGATTTCTTACTAGAGAATAATATACCCATGAGACAAGAGCTTATTGATCTATACAGCAAAACACAAAATGACAGATATATATTTGCTCTACTGCTTCATAAAAAATGCTGCATATGTGGAAAAGAAATAACTGGGCCTCATCACGTAGATCGTGTGGGTACTAGTGGATATAAAAACGATACTGGATTAGATAAAAGACTATCTCCACTTTGCCCTTATCATCATGCAGAAATTGAAGATGGAGAATATACTACTAAGGAATTTGAAAAGAAATATCCTACTTTTGGATATAAGCTGTGTAATGAAAAAGAGATAGAGAAACTTAAAAAAGTATATAAACATCATTTCAAGGGTTATAAAAGGGAGGAAGGATGAAAAAGATACTTGATGTATGTTGTGGAAGCAAAATGTTTTGGTTTCAAAAAGATAGAAAAGATACAGTATACATGGATAATAGAAAATTAGAAGATGTTTTATGTGATGGGAGAAAACTTGAAATAAAACCAGATTTAATAGCAGACTTCAAGGACATTCCTTTTCCTGATAACCATTTTAAATTAGTAGTATTTGACCCCCCACATCTTTTAAAAGTTGGTGAAAATAGTTGGTTAAAAAAGAAATATGGTAAACTTGGCCATGATTGGAAAGAAGATATTAAAAAAGGTTTTGAAGAATGTTTCAGAGTTTTAAAAGAAGATGGAATTCTAGTTTTTAAATGGAATGAGGAACAAATAAAATTAAGTGAAATTTTAAAATTAACACCTAAAAAAGCTTTATTTGGAAATAGAAGAGCAAAAACACATTGGTTAATATTCATGAAGGAGGAATAATGAAATTTAAATACAAAATAGTAGATTTATTAGACAAGAAAATTATAAAAGAAGTTACTAGCTTTGATAAGGCAGCTGAACTACTGAATCTCTACACTGAAAAAGGTAAGAAAATAGTAGGTGCAAAATATGAAAAGGTAATTCAATATGGGATTTTGAGAGAAACAATTTATTAAGAGGAGGAAAAATAATGAATAAAGAATTGAAAGATTATACTACTAAAGAACTTACAGAAGAACTTATCAAGAGGGACGCCATATCGAGTGAACATATTCTACCTTATGAACGTTTTGAAGTACGAATTGACAAAGGTATAACTATAAGTGGTGTAGGTCCAGCAATTTTAATAATAAATCAAGATTAGGAGGTAGGGAGATGAATTTAATAGATTGTAGAGTTGAAGAAATTATAAGTGTTGAATATATCCAACATAAAGAATTAGGTAAAAAAATATGTGTTAAGTTTAAATATAGTGATATGGGCGGTGGAGGTACAACACACAGATTATTTGATATAGGTATTAATTGGAAAGAACACATATATGTAGGTAAAACAATATCGATGTAGGAGGTAGGGAAGATGAATGCTGATACAGTAAAAATAATAAAAGTTGAATCAAATGTATATAACTTAATCGAGGAACTATATTACAAATTGAAAGAGCAAAAATTAAAATGAAGAATGCTATTATATATGTTAGAGTTTCTACAGAAGAACAGGCAAAAAATGACTTAAAAAGCTCTCTTGAAATGCAAAAATCAAAATGCCTCGATTACTGCAAACAGAATAATTTAAATCCTGTAAAAATTATTCAGGATATTCAATCAGGAGGGAATGATAAAAGAAAAGGTTTTTTAGAACTTCAAAAGGAACTTGAAACTGGAATTTATGATATAGTAGTAGTTTATGAAATTTCCAGAATATCCAGAGTAGCAAGTACGGGTTTAGAGTTTGCCGATATGTTATCTAGGTTATCAGTACAATTTGCTAGCATAATGCAGCCACAGGCAAATAAATTTATACTTGGAATACTCTTTTCTATAGCAGAGGAAGAAAGAACACAAGGGTCACAGAGAACTAAAAGTAATAAGTTAGAAAGAGCTAAAAAGGGGTTTTATCAAGGTAAAGCCCCTTATGGATATAAAAATATCCCAAATTCTCTTGAAATAGTTGAAGAGGAAGCAAAAATAGTTAGAGAGTTATTTGAAGAATATTTGAATAGTTTTAGTTTTTCTAAATTGAGCAGAGATTACAATATAAGTATAAGCACAGTTAAAAATATACTAACTAATAGAGCTTATACAGGTTGGTTCAAATATGGAGATAAAAAGAGAGACAATTTATTTCAGGAGTATAAAAAAAGTAAGGATGTTCAATATTATAAAGGAAATTATCCACATATAATAGATGAAGTGATTTTTTACAAAGTACAAGAAGCAATAAGCAAAAAAATAAAGATTAATGCAGCTTTTCCAGTTATTTTATTCTCTGGTCTTGTAGAGTGTAGCTGTGGATCTAAAATGTACCAAGAAAAGAAAACTAAAATGATAAAAGGAGTTAAAAATATAAGTTATTATTATAAATGTAACTCTTGCAATAAATCATTTAATGCTAACAAAGAAAAAATTATAATCGAAGCTATAAAAAGTTATGAGGTAGAAAGTGGAGAAGTAGAAAAAGTTGATAATTCTAAAATTATAAATAAACTAAAAAAAGAACTTGAACAATTACCAATAAAAAAACAAAGATTAATGGAGCTTTATACCAACGGATTAATTTCTATGGAAGCAATAAAAGAAAAGTGTAATAACTTTGATATTGAAAAAGAAAAAATAGAGAACCAATTAAAAATATATACCCAAGAGAGTAAAGAAATATCTGTGCAAGAAATTTTAGATACAAAAGCTAAGTTGATATATATATTAGAAAATTATGATTTAGATGATGTACAATCTGTCAGAAAGATTTTGAGAATGTTAATAAAGAAAATAAAAATTAATGATATAAAAAAATTTGATTTTTTAATAGAGTTGTGA